GTGGTGGTACTGTTACTGCTGGTGGTGCTGTTGGAATTGATGCTGCTGGTCTAGCTGTAGACGCCGCTTCTACCGACATCATCATGGGTTATGCAACTGAAGCTGGTGTTACTAGCCAGATCATTGCTATCGAACTCATCCAAGGCGGCAACGCTGCTGCTTAAGTTAGCATAGAATAAGGAATAACTATTATGCCACTATTGACTCCATCACAGGTGCATATCGACACCCCTCTGTCTAACTTGACACTGGCGTATGCACAATCACAAACTAACTTTGTCGCTGACAAGGTATTTCCAACAGTAGGTGTTGCTCGTCAGTCTGACAAGTACTACATCTATGACCGTGCCAACATGAACCGCACTGGTGATGTAAAGAAACTTGCGCCACGTACTGAGGTTAACCGTATCGGCATGACCATTTCCAACAGCAGCTACTTCGCTGATGTATACGGACTTGGAATGGACTTCGATGAGCAGACTATCGCTAACGAAGACGAAGTGCTGAACATCCGTTCTGCTGGTGCTGAAACTCTGGCAATGCGCCTGATGATCCACCGCGAAGAGAACTTTGCTACAACATTCTTCAGCACTGGAATTTGGGGTACTGAGGTCGCTGGTGCAGCTTCTGGTGCAGGTACTCCTGTATTCTGGAACGATTACACCAACTCAACACCTATTGTTAATGTAACTGATGCTCGTCGTGATATGCAACTCAAGTCGGGTGGCTACAAGCCAAACACTATGGTTGTCGGTAAGGTAACACGGGACGAACTCATCAATCACCCAGACATTCTTGCACGTTTGAATGGCGGTTCTACCGTAACTAACCCAGCGTTGATCACAGACGCTAAGTTGGCTGAAATCTTTGAGGTAGAAAACTTCTTCGTCATGGAAGCTGTCAATAACACTGCTGTTGAGGGTGCTACCGAAAGCAATGCCTTTATCGGTGGTAAACATGCTCTGTTGTGTCACACACCTTCAAGTGCTGGTCTTATGACCCCTGCTGCTGGTATGACATTCGCTTGGAACAACATTCCCGGTGCAAACAACCTAGGCATCACTGTTGAATCCTTCTCGGATGATGCACTGAAGCGTCAGCAAATCGCTGAGCATATCCAAGTTAAAATGTCCTACGACATGAAAGTTGTTGGCGCAGACTTGGGCTACTTCTTTAAAGACATCGTACAATAAATGTACCTTGGTGGGGGGCTTAGTTGTCCCCTGCCTTACACTATATAGGATACCCCGACAATGCACCCTTCGTACCTTGGCTGGCAGATAGACTGGCCTGTTTTCGTAAAGAGACCATTTACCTCAGACGGTAAACAGTGGGAAACCCAAGACCACTATAACTGGTTAAATCGTGGCATAGGATCAGATGCTGTAGCTAGTTTGTATGTTCAAGGCTTTATCCACCACAATAGAGAATTAGAGAAACAAGCTAAAGTTGGAGATAGGCTAAGTGAACTAACTGGCCCCCAACTAGACAAGCTGATAGGACTTCTAAACGCAGAAGTAAAAGCCAACACTAACAGCAATACAGAGTACACCGAAAAGAAAGTTAAGCAGTCTAAGATAGATGCTAAACAAAGAGCACTACTAAGAAGTTACCTTCGTAACAACAGATGGATTGAAGATAAGTTCTTTGAAATAAGAGACGGTATATTAGAAGACTAAAGTAGGAGTAGACGATGGGGTGGACATATGACCCAACAAATCTTGGAACAGCAGATGCAGCCCAACGTCTTAACTCTGTTAGGCTCCTAGTAGGCGATACTGATACTTCAGACCAACAGCTACAAGATGAAGAGGTAGTCTTTGGCTTAGGTCAAAATGGCAACTCTGTTTATCACACAGCTAGTTGGTCTGCTAGAACTATTTCATCTAAGTACTCAAGACGGGTAACAACAGCTTTAAGCGGTGCTTTAAGTGCTGACTACTCTGACCTAGCTAAACAGTATATGTCTCTGGCTGACACTTTAGGTTACCAAGCTAAGACTTCTGGTGGTAACATAGGCATCTACGCTGGTGGCATCTCTAAGACCTCTGTAGAGGCTGTGAGAGAGAATACAGATCGTATAAATCCGTCTTTCTACAGAGACAGATTTAAGAACCCGCCAAGTTACCAAACACCTGAATACGAGTAAGGAGTAAGATATGGCATTTCGCCCCTTTGACTTACTAAACCTCGTAAGGGACTTTGGTTCAGATGTAATACTAAGGAAGACTAGCACTGCTGGAAACTACAACCCCGCTACAGGTTTGGTGGATGGTTCAGCTACCACTGACTATACGGTAAGTTCTTACTTCTTTAACTTCTCTGTGGGCCTTCCTAGTGGGGATGAGGTTCGTAGGGGTTCTAGCCGCTGTGTAATTCCAGCTTTGGGCCTTGCTGTTGTCCCTGACGATGAAGACAAGATTATTGGGCTTGGTAATACATACGAGATTGTATCGGTACAAACCTTCTACAGCAATGGGTTTGCTATCTGTTATGTATGTGAGGTCAGAGACTAATGGCTGGTAGTATTCAAACAACATTCGATGCCCTTAAGAGTAAGATAAAAGCCAAGGCAGAAGACGGGGTTGAGGAGCGACTGGAAGACATTGCATCTTACGCTGTGTACGTTGCTACACCAGATCATTCCATTGACACCGGGGCTTATGTAACCTCCTTTTCTATTGGCACTGCTGGTTTCGGTGGTGGTCGATCACGGTCTTCAAACAACAAACCTAAAGGTCAAAACCCTCAAGCCAAGAAAGATGAAAGCTTTTCTCAGCTTATGTACGACATACAGAGAATTGACTTTAAGGCTGTACTAGAGTCTAGTAACACTAGGTTCACCCTCCGCAATCGTGCGCCTCACTCTAGAGATGTCGAGGATGGCGCTAACTGGGAAAGCTCAGGCTACGGCGTCTTCGCAAGGATTAGGAACCAGTTCGGATGAGTATTTATAATGACATTCGTGCCTCTCTTGAGAGCCACTTAGCTAGTACTGCTGGACTACCTTCTGGAATAGCCTATGAGAACGTCTCCTTTGAGCCACAGACAGGCACTAGCTTCCTTAAGGTGGCCTTCGTCCCAACGTCTCGTAAACCCGCTGTACGAGGCTTAAACCCACAACAACGGTATCAAGGGGTCTTCCGTGTATTCTGTTACACACCCGAAGGTAATGGCCCAGCCACTGCTGATGATATAGCTAACAAGGTTATAACAGCCTTTGATGCGACAACTGACATCTCTTTTACCAATAGTGATGCCGAGACTTTCATAGTTTCTATTGACTACGCTGAGAGAGACAACGGCTTTTTAGACAGCCCTTGGTACTACGTATCAGTTAATATCGGCTGGTATATCTACTCTTAAAGAAAGAATAATAGATGATTAAAGCAACTAAGAATTTTGCCTACTCAGGTAGAACATACTTCGTCGGTGATGAAGTTCCCGCAAACGTAGCTACGGCACTTGATCCAAGTTATACGGAAAGGCTTAAAGCTAAAAGTAAACCAACTTACACTAACACCACTCTTAAAGGAGAATAAATATGGCTTTTGCACAAGGTAGCCGTTCCAGTCTTTCGTCCATAGCAGAGACTAGCTTTGGCGTTACACCATCATCACCAACTTTTGCGTTACTCCCAATTAACTCACACTCTTTGGACTTGACTAAAGATCGTGTTGAGGGTAATGAAATACAAGCTGACCGTATGCCACGGGTTGACCGTCACGGTAACGTACAGGCTGGTGGTTCACTAGAAGTTGACCTCCGTAAAGGTGACTTTGATGGCTTAATCGAATCTGTTATGATGAACACTTGGGATGCAAGTCCTGCTGCTGCACCCGATCTTATTAAGGTTGGTACTGCACAGAAGTTCTTCACAATGGAAGATCACGCCCAAGACATCACTCAGTTCCGTTTGTTTACTGGTCTATCAGCTTCGTCAATGAATGTGTCTATCGCCCCAAACCAGATGATCTCAACGACATTTGAAATGGTTGGCAAGACTATGACTCAGGCTGCTAGTACTGGCTCCACAGGCGGCACTCCTACAGCAGCCTCATCTAACCAGCCATTTGATAGCTACTCCGGTACAATCTCTGATGGTGGTTCTAGTATCGCAATCGTTACATCCATTGACTTCTCTGTAACTAACTCCTTCGCACCTACATTTGTTGTTGGTAGCTCCGCTGCCCAGTCTCTTGAGTTTGGTCGTGCTGTTGTAGAAGGTACTATGACTGTTTACTACGAAGATGCTGCACTCATTAACAAGTTCATTAATGAAACTGAAAGTGCTATCGTCATTAACGTAAATGACCCATCTGGTGCAAGTCAATACACATTCACATTCCCACGGGTTAAATACAATGGTGCTTCTGTTCCATTGCAGAACCCACAGTCACGTTTGGTTACTCTCCCGTTTGTAGCTCTGTTCGACACAACACTTTCAACAAACCTGATGATTAACCGCCCTGACACCACCTAATCCCTAGCTAGGGTAGGGGAGGCATTGGTGTCGGGTCTGATGCTTCCCCACTATAAACCACCCGACTTAACCTCGACAATCAACTTATAAAAGGAATCCCGACATGGATTTAATGAATATCGGCACTACAAAAGAAACCACAGACGTAACCTTGTACAACCCTGTCAACTCTGAGATTCTCACTAATGAAGACAATTCAGAGATGACCATTACAATACATGGCCCTTACTCAAAGAAGTACAAGACAATCTCTCACGCTCAACAGAACCGCCGCTTGATGAAAGCACAACGTACTGGTGGCAAGCTTAACCTGACTGCTGAGGAAATTGAAGCCTCTGCACTAGACCTTCTGGTGAAGTGTGTTGACGGTTGGAGCATTACTCTTAGTGGTGAGATGCCAGAATGTAAAGAGTCTAAGGTACGTGAAGTCTTTGAAGCATTACCTTGGGTTCGTGAACAGGTGGATGCTGCATTGGGAGATGCCCAAGCTTTTTTGGACAAATAAGGGCTGAACTGGAGGAGTACGCTGAGTATTCCTTTAAAATGGGTAGGAAGGTCTCAGGTAGCAAAGGTAAAGCTACTGAGGCTGACCACCTAGCCCAAGTCGCCAAACAATTAGGGAAGAGCTTAGAAGATGTTGAAAAGTTTAACTCTGATGCCCTCTTCCCTGACATAGCCTCCCACATATGGACAACCTTCATAGAACTTCACGATGGTAGAACCTACGGCATGAGTGGCCCTAATCCTATCTCTTACGACATCATTAAGGCTTGGTGTGATCTTACAGGTGTAGACCTTTCCCCTTGGGAAGTAACTATTATAAAGTCTCTGGATAACCTCTGGATTAAAATTACTGGCGAGGAAGTTAATGGCTGATCTTATTGAACTTGTTATTGGTGTAGACACTAGGCAACTAGACAGGGCTACAGCGGGTTTGGCTAAAGCGTCTTCAGCAGTTAACCTTGTAGAGAAGAATGTACGTGACATGATGAAGGCCTTTAAACAGGGCTTTAGTCAAGATAAACTCTTGTCTGTTTTTTCCCGGCTTGAAAAATCTGGGATGGCATTTTCTGGTGTCGTAAAGTCTTTAGCCCAAGATCAGAAGATGGCTGAAAAGTCTGCGGGGGACTACAACAATAAATTACTAGGGGTTGACAAGGCTTTTAAAAGTGCAAAGTCTAGTGCAGATGCTTTTTCTGTTGCTATGAAAAAACAAGAGACTAACAATAAACTTGCGGC